GCCTGGCAAAGTGGAGTCCAAGATCCATTCAGACGACTTTCGAGTCCCTGACGGTCTTGGCTCGCGCTTTTGGCGGATATTTCTACCCTCCTATAAAGGGGGTGTACTAAACCCTTCTCCCTGGAAGTCCATCTTTGAAGGACGAATAGGGAAGAATCACTCTGCTATTGGCAGAGTACTTGGTGAAGCTCGCGAGAGGTATCTCTTCGTGCTCTTCACCAGAGAGCTTGGGCTTGGCCCAAAGCTTGCTCGCGTTCTATCCAAAAGGAGTGAACGTGAGTTAAAAAGAATAGAGCAAACTGTCTTTACTATAGTAGATTCAGTTATACTCTATGATCCAGAGTTATTAAACTCTGGTCGCCTTATCCTTAGGGATATGGTAAGAAAGGTCTTTGCCGTAGGTTCTACGAACCTCGACTTAGTCCTAAAATATTGGAAAGAATTTACCAATATCGTCTACATCTTTGGGTGTAGATTAGTTACGTTCTCAACACCTAGTGTTGATCGACGTAACTTCTTTGTAGATCTTTTAGATCTTGATATAGACATCGAGCCTCAAACCAAAAAAGGTTTTGAGCGCTTGATGTCTTTTGTATCGACTCGGGGGTTACCCCCGACTTCCGATACATCCACTCCGTTGAGAAAGTTCAAAGAACTTGTCTCGACAGAGTTTAAGTCCGATCCTGAGCTGCTTAGGCAGCTCACGCTCGAGTCTTACCAACTGGGTTCTCAAGGACCCGTTCGTACGAATGCTGTGTGGCACTATTCAGTTAACCACGCAGGTTCTCTTATGTCCTCTGTACGAGAGGGCGGGAAGGCATCAGAAATGATGTCTGACTATCGTTCCTACTATGTGGACTATGTCCCCACAGACTGGGATGATATCGATACTCCATTCGGAGTTGCAAGAGAACGCCCAAACCTTCCTAGGTGGAAGACGTTCTTTCGAACGGTTGACGAAGAGTTAACCTTACTTCAAGCTCAGTTTCCAGGTCCCGATAGGGAGCTGGATGAGTTTGATATACACGGTCCAATAGGACTTAATGAGGGCTTTGCTACCCAAGTATTTTACTTGGCGTATCTTATGGCCCTTGACTACCACGATAGTGGTAGACCGATCCCAACAAGAGTTGTGGTCGTACATGAACAGGGTGCTAAAGCACGTGTTGTTTCATGTGGCCCATGGTGGAGTCAAGTTTTGCTTGCTCCATATGGGCATGCGACTCAAGAGAGTCTAAAATCGGATTACGATGGTAATCCGTGTTTATTCAGAAGTTCTCCCGCATGGGATGCTTTTCTGAATTTAGGTAATGTATATCACAGAAGTGGTATAGATTACTACATGTTTTCTGACATGACTTCGTGTACCGATGCCTATCCTAAGGATTTGGCTCGTTCACTTTTATCGGCCTATTGGGCCGGTTGTGGCATTGATGTCACTCTACCGGTTAACCGGTTGGCCTTCTGGGTTGCTACCTCTGAAAGAGATGGCATCTTTGAAGACGGTTCATCCGTTCTTATGGAACGTGGTGTCCTAATGGGAGAGCCTATGACTAAGTCGTTACTCTCCATTTTCATGTGTGCTGTTCGCCGACTTTCGTTGGTACAGTACGCAGGATCATTCGATAGGTTGTCGAACCCTTGGTTCTTCTTCCATATCGGTGGAGACGATCATTTCGTCCATGGTCCAGAACAGTTCCTAAGGAATACTGTCTGGATAATAACCACATCTGGTTTCATCATAGATGGTACCAAATATGGGATTACCTCCTTTGGAGGAAAATATCTCCAGAGTCCTTTCCTCTTAGAGGAAAGCCTCGTGGATATTAAAGATCCTCGCTCTGTTTTTACAGAGTATGATCTAGCAGTTTACTGCGACAACGTGAAGACCAAGTTACTTGGTCCTCACGAAAAGCCTCATACAGCCCGAAATGAGCTGAATGTCGCTATTGGTAAGGCAAAAGCCTTAGGAAAGACCTTAGGTCTTTTAAGAGACAAGCAGTACGCAAAAGTCGTACGTTCTCGTTTCCTTTTCAGGATGGGGAGAATGCTCCCTTCTCCTGTTACCGAATCAGGGCTTTTAGCCGTGATGTTCCTCCCGCAAGAGCTTGGAGGTTTGGGACTTGCCATCTCTGAAGACGAGTTTTTGACTAATCTTCAGAAGTGTCCTGCCCCTACTAGATACTTAGTATCTAGAATTATTACTGGACAAGCCTCGTATAGCGAGGTTAAGATGCATTCGCGTCTGTCCATTAATCATAAGCACTTTAGTGCCTCAGAAAGTTTCAAGTCCCTAGAAAGGTTACTTGACACTTACTTGCCCGATAAGTCCCTCGAAGAGGCGACTCAAGAGCTAAAGATCGATGCATCTCTTCCCTTCAATCGAAAGGTCGAGCTGCTCGAAAACGGGGGTATATATACCCTCGATGGACTCGTTAATCGAGTCCTTAGACTCAAGGAAAACCTTGATTGTCTCGAGCTAAAGCCCGAGATGAAAAACCTCGAATGGAAAACCAGATACTGGCACCTTTGGAGGCAATATGAGCCTTTTATGTCTGGAGATATACATGTCCCGACTAATTGGCAGGAAGTTAGATCTGGAATCGAAAGACTCCAGATCTATCGACTTAAAGACGGGAATTACTTCCCAATGTCTTCACCTTTCTGTTTTAACACAAAGGGTATATCTCCTAATGACCCCGATTGGGACTTCATGCAGGAGATTGCGTATTGCTCCTTTTTAGAAGCAGTAGAGAAGGTATTTCCTCCTCTAAGAATATCCTTTAAGCTGAAAGCGTAGCCGGACCCGAAGGGCCTCTGCTTCTGCTTTTAGATGATTTGCCTGG